GGTCGCTCGAACTCCTGCGTCCGACCATCCGTGAGAAGGACTCCGAGATATGGTTCTCGTGGAACCCCTCGCAGCCGACCGATCCGGTTGATGCGTTCCTTTGCTCGGGCTCGCTGCCGCCTGGCGCCATCGTCGTCAAATCAACGTGGGCCGACAACCCCTTCTTCCCCGACGTCCTCCGCCAGGAGATGGAATGGGACCGGAGCCGCGACATTGAGACGTATGACCACGTCTGGGGCGGCGACTACGAGAAACACGCCGAAGCCCGAGTGTTCCGCAACTGGCGCGAGGAGGAGTTCGAGACGCCGGACGATGTGACCCATTACTTCGGCGGAGACTGGGGATTCAGTGCGGACCCCTCGGTCCTCGTGCGGTGCCACGTCATTGGTCGGCAGCTGCGCGTGGACTGGGAGGCTTGGGAGATTGGGTGCCCGATTGACCGCCTGCCCGAGTTGTTCGCCGCGGTGCCAGGCTCGAAAGACTGGCCGTCCATCGCAGACTGTGCCCGGCCGGAGACGATCGACTACCTCCAGCGGCACGGCTATCCCAAGATGGAGCCGGCGAAGAAGGGTCCGGACTCGGTCAAGGAAGGCATCATCTTCCTCCAGGGCTACGACATCGTCGTCCACCCTCGGTGCGTGCAGACGCTGAAGGAGTTGCGGCGTTATTCGTACAAGGTGGACCGGCTCACGGGCATCGTCACACCGACGTTGCAGGACAAGGACAACCACGTCATAGACTCGCTGCGGTATGCGGTCGAGCGCCTACGCAAACCGCCTGAACCGGAGTTCCTGAATTGGTAAACGGATCTCCCATCATCACGTTGACGGACCCCTCGGACTTCGCGCCGATGGTGCGGGCGCTGGAGGCGTTGCCTTCGCCGCTCGCACGCCTGGCGTGGCTGCGCCAGGCCGGCATGACCTTCGATGGGTTGCGAGACCTGTATCAGGTCTTGGGCTATAAACGCATCCTGACGACGGCCGACTACCGCGACCGCTACGAGCGTGGCGGTGTGGCCGGCCGGATTGTGGACGCCATGCCCGATGCGACCTGGCGCGGGTCCATGGAGTTGGCGGAGGACAAAGAGGGCGACAAATACACCACGTTCGAACAAGCGTGGCTCGACCTCGATCAACGCCTCCAGATTCAACAAAAGTTCTTGCGAGTGGACAAGCTCGCCCGGCTGTCGACGTTCGCCGTGTTGCTTATCGGCACGAAGAAGTCTGGCGAGCTTGATCAACCGTTACCGAAGGGCAAGGCCGACGACCTTATCTACCTGCAGGCGTTCTCAGGTGGAGGCGGGCCGATGCGTGGGACGGTTGGCTCAGCGTCGCAACAGAACAGAGCGATTGCCCTCGGCTCCGACTGCACCATCCAGGAGTACGACATCGACATCAATAGCCCGCGGTTCGGGCTACCGTCCCTCTACCAGCTACGCCGCACCGACATTGCGGCGCCGGACCTCCAGCGGCCGGTCCACTTCTCGAGAATCGTGCACGTTGCGGAAGGGCTCCTCTTCGACGAGGTCTTCGGGTTCCCTGCCCTGGAGCGCGTGTGGAACTTGCTCGATGACCTGGACAAGGTCACTGGCGGAGGCTCGGAAGCCTTTTGGCTACGCGCGAACCAAGGCCTGCACCTCAACATCGACAAGGACATGAAGTTCGCCGAGCCGAAGGCTGGCGAGAAGAACGAACTGGAGCGACTGCAAGAGCAAGCCTCGGAATACGCACACCAGATGACGCGGATGATCCGGACCCGAGGCGTAGACATCTCAACCCTCGGGTCTGACGTCGCCAACTTTGCGAACCAGGCTGACGCCATCCTCACGCAGATCGCCGGCGCCCGAGCCATGCCGAAACGGATTCTGACGGGTTCGGAGATGGGCGAACTGGCCTCCTCGCAGGACCGCGACAACTGGAAAGACCAGATTGACGGACGGCAGACGCAATACTGTGCTCCGGTCATCGTGCGGCAGACGGCGGACCGGCTCATCGAGGGCGGATACTTGCCGCAGCCCAAGGGTGGACCCTCGGTCTACGACGTCAAATGGCCGCACATCCAGACCATGACCGAGCAAGAGCGGGCACAAGGTGCCGCCTCGTGGGCTGGCGTCAACAAGACGATGGGCGAAGTGGTTTACACGAACGCCGAGATCCGAGACCACTGGTCGGATTACTCGCCACTCGAACCAGACGAGATCAAACCTATCGGCGCGCCGGTGCGGGAGTCCGTGACCGAGACGCCAGGTGAGGCCGACCAACCTGTCGACGGCGAGGCACCAGCACCCGCACCCGCTGCCCTCTCCGCACATCAAGAAGATGAAATGGTCTCCGTGCTCCGAGCGGCCATCGAGGCCGGCAACACGGCCGTCATCAATGAGATCATCGGCGTGCGCGCGGCTGGTGACGCGCCCGGACACCCTTTTCACGGGAACCAATACGGCGACGGAGAAGAAGGTGACGAGGAAGGCACACCCACGAAGAGCGGCAAGGACGTGAAGGCTCAGGCCGGCGCCATTGCCGACATCGCACAAAAGGTCTATGACGACTGGGACGAGAACCCGGATGAATACGCGGGCGGAGGCATTTGCCACCTTATCGCCGACGAGATCGTCGGGCACCTCGACAGCATGGGCATCGAGGCGACGACCGTGAGTGCCCAGCAAGGCGAACAACACGTCTGGGCCGTAGCGAAGTTGAAAGACGGCGTCTACGAAATCGACATTCCGCCGAGCACCTATGAGACCGGAGCCGGCTACAACTGGCAGAAGGTGCCGGACGTGAAGTTGACGAAGGACGACATCGTCGTGAACAAGATAAGCGCGAACCCGAAGGACTTCAAAGATTATCTCGATGGCTAGTCTCCGCCTCCATCTCTCCGTGCCGTTGCCCTTGCCGCCCGAGGTCGGGGCTCGCCTCCTGGCACGTGCGCTGCGTGAGTCGCGGACCCTCGGGGACAAACCGGGCCACGCGTTTCACGGCAATCAATACAAAGACATCTCGTCGGTCGACGATCTCACGACGCTGGGCTTCTCGAAGTCACTCGCGACCAAGCTATACAAGTCACTGCGCAACGAGCCGGACAAGACGCTGCACATCGGTGTCGGCCATCGCACGCCCGCTGGCAAGATCGTCAGCACGTTTACGACAGAGCATCGCAAAGAACTCAAAGAGTTCACCGACATCGTCAGCGTCAAGCATCGAGCGCTCGGTGACGTCGCCGGCCACGAGTTTCACGGCAATCAATACACCGGAGGCGGGCACGAGGCGGCGGACAAGCTCACGGACGACGAGTTCATTGACCTCGGGAACTTTGCCACGAAGAAGCTAACGAACGTGGCGGCCATCGTGGATGCCGCCATTGAGAAGGGCCGTTACTCCACGCAGACGGTAGACCTGACGACGTTGCCGTTCTCCACCGAACAGGAGCTTGTGCACGCCGGCAAAGTGAAATCAATCATGTCCTCGTGGGACCAGCGCGCCAAGGGTCCGGCCATCACGTTTGCCCGGAACAAAGAGACTGGCGAGTTGACGCTGACGGATGGCAACCACACGGCGGTAGCCGCGATCTTGCGTGGAGAACACGCGGTCAAGGCCCACATCGTAGACCTGCCGACCAGGAAGAAGAAGCGTGCCCTCGGCGAAGGTGAAGGCCATCCCTTCCACGGCAATCAATACACGGACTCAAGCGGGGGCGGTGAACGGTCCTTTGGCAACTTGCGTTGGCGCACAGAGACGGGTGAAGCGGCCAGGGCCGGCGACGTGCCGCCTGAGCGCACGAAAGATGGTGACTATGTCCTCTATCATGGCACCTCGCGTGGCGCTGTAGATTCCATTGAACGCACGGGTCTGCGTGGAGACAATATCGGCGCCGTAGGGTTCGCGACGACGCCTGGCTCAGCTAAGATGATGGGCGGGTTCCACGGTAAAGACTCGGCGACGTTGCGGCTCGTGGTTGATAAGAACTTCCTGGAGCAGCACGCACACGTCACACACGAAAGCATAGCGCGTGACTTGTTCCTCTTGCATCACCCGGAAGGCACTGCGTTCTCTTTGCCACGGCATGCCATCAAAGAGTTGAAGACCCTCGCAGCGGCAAAACCCGAGACGCACCTGCACCGCCTGGCGGACGCACACCTCCCATCCTTCCGGGTCGCCGTCCGGTATGCCTTCGCAGCCGCGCGGGAGGCGGTTAAGGGTGTCTCCCCTAAGAGAGCCCCCGAGGTCGCCCGGAGGGCCATGAAACGTGCCCTCCTGAAAGTCCTCCCGGAGACCCTCTCAACCCTCCAGGGTGCGGTAGGAGAGGCGACCGTGCTCCGGTTGGGGTCTCTGGGCCTCCAGGCGCCCCCGCGCGCCCTAGGGGGTCCAGGCTCGGGCAACTTTGGGCACGGAGGCCGGCCCGGCGAGGTCGGCGGGTCTGCCCCGAGTGACGGAGGCCCGGATGCAGCGGCACCCTTCGTGCCTCCCACACACGAAATCATCGAGGCACACCGCCTGCACGCAATGGGTGTGGCGCCCACGGGCATTGCCACACGCATGCGATGGGGGTTGACCAGTCACAGCCGCGGTAAGCTCGTGCTGGGTGTGCTGAGTCGTTTCAACCCGGACGGCACACCGAAAGCCGTGCCGACGCCGATACCAAGACCGAAGAGTAAAGACGCGACACCTCCAGAGCCGACGCCACCGACCGAACGGCCGGCGACCGATAGGCAGAACGAGGCGTTGCCGGTTGGCGCGACGGATTACGACTCCACCACGGACGTCGAACGCCAAG